CACTCAGCGAAGAACTTTCTAAATTACGTACATTTAAAACTTACATGAATCGTTCAGCAGTAATGGCAGAGGGTCTTGCCGGTTACATGGACATTGTAAACGAAAGAATTGAAACTATCAAAGAAACAGTCTTTAAATTACAAAGACCGACAAACTACAAAGAAGCATTTGAAAGTTTTGAAGAAACTGTTCTTGAAGAAGTACCAGTAGATGTTTCATCAAATTGGATTGACGAATTAACTATTCGTCAGTTTAACGAAGATCTAAAAAGTGTATTTCCTTACATTTACAATCTTGTTAAAGAAAACACAAAGGCTAAACAGATTGGTCCAGACGACTTGTTAGGTGAGTTTGATGGTCCAGACGAAACAGAAGATGGCGGTAAGAAAGAACAATTGAAAGCCTGGTATGACAAATACAGCAAGTATGAAGGCAACAACGGTGATCCGTTACCAAAAGGAATGTTCTTAGGCCACATAGACACAGGCATTTTGACAGACGGTGTTGAAACCAATGAATTCGCAGACGCAGTTGAAAAACTTGGCGGCGACAGAGACGAAGCAGAAAACAAATTGTTCAGCGACGAGCAACTGTTCAGCAAATTATTGCCCATCACAGATGCGATGCAAAATGATTATATGAAAGCAATGGGTGTATCAGAGATCGATGAAGAAAACTGCAACAAAGCGGCAAAAATCTTAGGTGACGATGTTGTGGGTTTTGGTGTTGAAAGCATGGACATGAACGACAACTATGCTTCACACTTAGACAATATAGTTGCTACATCAAAACATGAACAAGGTCCAGAAATTGAAGAAGGAAATGAGTTTGCACAAAAGGTACGTGAACTAAAAGCCAAAGGTGCTAAACCAGGAACTAAATTCAAAACATCAGACGGTGAAGAACATACACTTGAAGATGCTATTAGATTAGCAGGACTACAAGTTGAAGACTTTTGGTCAGCAGAAGAACTAATGGCAGAGAAAGGCGCAGATGACGAAGAAGATGACGACACTATGGATGTCAAAATTGACAAAGATGGTGCTATTTCAAAAGCAGATGCTCCAGATGAATTACACAACAAAGAAGAAGAAGAATTACCTTTAGATGAGTTTATCAAAGGACACTTTGATTATACTACTAATCAATTCCCTAAAGGTGAAACGGCTGTAATGACAGCAGTTGAAAAGAAGTATGGTGACGAAGCAATGAAAGATGCTATGAACATCATGAAGGAATTGGTTACAAATCAAGATGAAGAAATGGCAAGAATTAAGACTTTGGCGGGAGTATCCTACTAATTTCACTTTTTTGACAAAGTTTCACTTGACTTTATAAGTAAGTTTGTGTATAGTATACATTATGTGCTAAACACAATCAAGGCACTAACATTAGCCCATAGGCATTTTTATAGGAGGCATTATTATGGCAACATTAGCAGAAATTCGTGCTAAACTTAAAGAAGCAGAATCACGCACAGGTGGTTCTAATCAATCAAGCGGCGGCGACAACGCAATTTACCCATTTTGGAACTTGAAGGAAGGCGAACAGTCAACTGTACGTTTCTTACCTGATGGTGATCAAAATGCAGACTTCTTTTGGAAAGAACGTTTGATGATCAAACTTCCTTTCGCAGGTGTGAAAGGTGAAACGGACAGTCGTCCAGTACAAGTACAGATTCCATGTATGGAAATGTACGGCGAATCATGTGCAATTCTTAACGAAGTACGTGGTTGGTTTAAAGATCCAACTCTTGAAGATATGGGTCGTAAGTATTGGAAGAAGCGTTCATACATTTTCCAAGGGTTCGTAACTGAAAACGGACTTAACGAGGAGTCACTTCCAGAAAATCCAATTAGACGTTTTATTATTGGTCCACAAATTTTCCAATTAATTAAATCTGCTCTACTTGATCCGGACATGGAAGAACTACCAACAGACTACACAGCAGGTGTAGACTTTAGGATTGTAAAAACTTCTAAAGGTGGTTATGCAGACTACTCAACTTCAAACTGGTCTCGTAGAGAGCGTCCAATCACTGAAGATGAGAAGGCGGCAATTGACAAGCATGGCTTGTTTAACTTGGGAGACTTTTTACCTAAGAAGCCTACAGATGTAGAACTTAAGGTAATGCAAGAGATGTTCCAAGCATCTGTTGATGGTGAAGCATACGATCCAGAACGTTTTGGTCAATATTTCCGTCCAGCGGGAATGGCGGCAAGAACAGGTGATCCGAATGTAGCGGCATCAAGTAATGCAACTGCAACGAGTCAAAGTGCTCCTGCAACTGCGCCAGCACCAGCGGCTGAACCAGTGGTAGAAGCAACTGCACCCGCAGTAGAAGCAGAAGCACCTAAAACTGATAACAAGGCGGAAGACATTCTTGCAATGATCCGTTCACGTCAGTCATAAGCAAACACATTAAGGGAGTAGGCTTATGTCTACTCCCAACTTGCTAAAGGAGAAGTAATGGCTAATAAAGCATTTGACGTTTCTAAGTTTCGTAAAAACTTAACTAAGTCGATCACAGGCATGAGTGCAGGATTTAACGATCCGACTGATTGGATTAGTACAGGTAACTATGCACTCAATTATCTTATTAGTGGTGACTTTAATAAAGGTGTTCCATTAGGTAAAGTAACTGTATTTGCAGGTGAATCCGGTGCAGGTAAGTCTTACATTTGTTCAGGTAATATTGTAAAGGCGGCACAGGATCAAGGCATCTTTGTAGTTCTTATTGACTCGGAGAATGCACTTGACGAAGCATGGTTACAAGCACTTGATGTAGATACATCGGAAGATAAACTATTAAAACTTAACATGAGCATGATTGATGATGTTGCTAAAACAGTATCAACGTTTATGGCAGACTATAAAGATATGCCAGAAGAAGAACGTCCTAAAGTACTGTTTGTAATTGACTCATTGGGTATGTTACTAACACCTACAGATGTTGATCAGTTTAACAAAGGTGATATGAAGGGTGATATGGGTCGTAAACCTAAGGCATTGACTGCACTTGTTCGTAACACAGTTAACATGATTGGTTCACACAACGTAGGACTTGTATGTACTAACCACACTTATGCATCACAAGATATGTTTGACCCAGATGATAAAATATCAGGTGGTCAAGGATTTATCTATGCATCTTCAATTGTTGTAGCAATGAAAAAACTAAAACTAAAAGAAGATGAAGATGGTAACAAGGTAACCGATGTACGTGGTATTCGTGCAGGTTGTAAGGTAATGAAAACAAGATATGCAAAACCGTTTGAAGGTGTGCAAGTTAAGATTCCTTATGAAACTGGTATGAATCCATATAGTGGTCTTGTTGACTTATTTGAGAAAAAAGACATTTTGAAAAAGGATGGAAATAGACTCAAGTATGTTTCAAGTACAGGTGAAGAAATCAAAGAATATCGTAAAGCCTGGGAAGCAGGTGGCGAACTACTTGACAAAGTCATGAATGATTTCAGCAATCTTGTAGAAGAGGTAACTACAGAGACAGTAGAAGAAACTGTTGCAGAGCCAATCACCGAGGAGTAAGACTTTATGGAAAGTTCACAAATAGTAGATACATGGAATCTTTTTAAAGAACACATTGACAAAAAACATCTTGAAACTGTAGCAGAAAGATTTGTTGATCTTCTTGCAGATTATGGTTCAAGTGATGAAGCAATGAAGGATTCTTTAGGAGTTTGTGATTATCTTGATGCGGCAATCAATTATTATCTTGATATTGATGAAGAAATGACCGCGGAAGACGACGACTGGGATTAACCATGTGGTATAGCAAAATATCAAAAGATATTAGCAAGATACCAGACGCTCTACAGTACTATGAAGACGAGTTGGTTGAAGCAAAAAAAGAATGTCGTATATACGGCAACATTGAAAAGGCCGCGGCTAATATGCCAGGACTTGTTGAACAACGCTTCAACCAACTTCAAGAACTTGAAGCAATACTTGAATACCTAAATATCGAATTGCGTAGATTAAGAAGTTCATTCTTTAAAAAATATCTTGAAAATTATCAAAGAGCATTAAGCAGTCGTGACGTTGAAAAATATGTTGACGGCGAAGCAGACGTTGTTGATATGGAAAAGATTATTAACGAATTTGCCTTAATGCGTAATAAATGGTTAGGTATTACCAAAGGCTTAGATCAAAAGCAATGGCAACTTACTAACATTACTAAGTTACGTGTAGCAGGGATGGAAGATGCATCGATATGAAGTCGGTCTTCACGGAAATTTATAAAAAAAATAAATGGAAGAATAAAGAATCGCGTAGCGGGTTTGGTAGTACTATTGAATACACTAAAGAAGTACGAAAGCATTTACCTTTATTAATAAAACAATTTAATATTAAGAGTGTATTAGATGCACCTTGTGGTGATTTTAATTGGATGTCAAAAATTGTAGATACTATAGATGCAAGTTACATCGGTGGTGATATTGTAGAAATTTTAATAGAAACTAACAAAAAAAATTATCCTCATATAAATTTTATTACACTTGATATTACAGAAGATACACTTCCTACTGTAGATCTTATGATGTGTAGAGATTGTTTATTCCATTTTTCTTATAAATCAATAAATTTATTTTTTGATAACTTTCTAAAAAGTGATATAAAATATTTACTAACATCAACACATATAAACAATCCTAAAAAGTTTAAAAATAGAAATATTACTGATGGCAAGTTTAGGCTTATAGATCTTTATGCGGCACCATTTAATTTTAATAAAGTTAGTTATAAATTTAATGATTGGATCGAACCAAGTTTTCCACGTGAAATGATTTTATTGTCAAGAGATGAAATAGAAGAATATGCAAATAGAATCTAAATTAAATGTATTAATGGAAAAAGTCCGCAAAGGACAAATGGAAAGAAATGAATACGAATATGTTTCTCAATTTTTAGGCAATA